TTTTTTTATTGCTTGCCGTATCACACCCCAAACACTTACATTATGAGAAATTCTAAAACCCAACCCCGAGGAGCTGGAGCGATTAACAACCCAAAAGCCCTAACTGCTATGATTATTTTTATTCCGTCATTTATTTTTGCGAGCTGGTTTACTGGCTACGATAAGTTCATGGAAGATTGCACAGTAAACAACACCCCGAATTACTGCACAAATCAGTTCAGGAATTAATTTTATTTTTCCGCAGCATCTACCCCGCCCCGCAAATTGTGGGGTTTTTTATTTTCTATTTTTCCGCACTGGCTACCATGTTTTTTATTTTTTTTTTTATTCCATGCGATCCACTGCACAAAAAACCACACGGGGCAGTGTAGCAAAAAAATTTTTTATATTGTTAATACCACTGAACCTACTGATAAATCAAGTCATAAGCTATAAAATACTACAATATAATAATACTACAATATCACACTAATGTCAACTACTTTTTCTTATCTTCAACGCTAATAGATAGCTGTGGAGCGTTAATATTGATGTTTTCTACACTCTCGCCTAGTACTTTACCAAGTGAATCTAGTATCTGAGCAGCAGTTTGAAGCTGACCTCTCTTAATAGCTTGGTTAAATAACTTCATTCTCATTCCCTGGAGTCGTGACACCATCTTCTCTCTATCCTTATCCCAATCTTCATCGTTCCACTGCTTAACCTTTCTCCAATCACTCCACGCTGTCTCCACCCCAATTCCCTCTTTGGATGCGTGATCTAAAACCAACTGTCTTGTTGTCATACCTTCTAACTGCCTTCGATACAATTTCTGCCTCCTGGCTTCAATCACCACATCGGGTTGTCGCTTACCACACACTCTGCCATCCTTTAATGCTTTTTCGGATGTAAATTGACCATTGTTACGAAGAATAGAATCAGCCACGGACTAAAATGCTACTTATATCTGAATAATAACCCTAAAAACACAGTTTAGTCGAGTAAAACACAGAAATTTGTCAAAATTTAAGCTAATCTCTACTACATGAGCACAAAAACAGCCGAAAATCTCTCCCTCCGATGGGCACAGGGGGAGGTGTTCAACGCAGAACAAAGATTCAGAGTCCTGGTAGCTGGCAGAAGATTCGGAAAATCCTACTTATCCTGCATCGAACTACTAAAAGCAGCAATAAACCGCCCAGGCGAAACCTACTTCTACTGTGCTCCAACCTATCGCATGGCAAAAGGACATAGCCTGGAAAGAAATAAAGAAACTAATCCCACCCCAATGGATAGCATCCAAAAACGAAACCGACCTAAAAATCGAACTAATTAATGGATCGCTAATCGAACTCAAAGGAACAGAAAATGCCATGACCCTGCGTGGCCGAAGTCTCGCTGGAGTAGTACTTGACGAAGCAGCCTTCATGGATTCCGATGTCTGGTTCCAAGTTATCAGACCAGCCCTCGCAGACAAACAAGGCTGGGCACTCTTCATATCAACACCAGATGGCACAGCCTCCTGGTTCTACGACTTATGGTGCTACGTTCCAGAGGATACATCAGGTGATTGGAAACGCTGGAGCTTCACAACAATAGACGGGGGCAACGTACCAAAAGAAGAAGTCGAAGCAGCGAGATCCCAACTGGACATAAGAACATTCAAACAGGAATTTGAAGCCAGCTTTGAGAATCTCACTGGTCTCGTTGCAGTCTCCTTTTCAGATTCCAACATTTCTACCGAAGCAGAGGACATAAACATCGCCCCACTACTCCTGGGAGTTGACTTTAACGTAGACCCACTCTGCGGAATCTGTGCAGTCCGCTACCAAGAATACCTCTACGTCTTCGATGAAATAATTATGACGGGCGGAGCAACAACCTGGGATTTTGCAGAAGAAGTAACCAACCGATATGGTGTGGAACGCAGAGTAATAGCTTGCCCCGACCCCACGGGTGCTGCCAGAAAAACATCAGGAGTAGGTTCAACGGACCACACTATCCTACGCAGAAGCGGATTTACTGTGTCATCTCCCAGAGCCCCCTGGAAAATACGAGACAAAGTAACATCCGTAAACACAGCACTATATGACGCAGCAGGAGAAAGACGAACTTTAATCCACCCACGCTGTAAAGAATTAATAAAATCCCTCCGCACTCTCACATACGCTCCAAACACAGGTATGCCTAACAAAAACCTTGGGGTTGACCACGCATTTGACGCTTTCGGCTACCTCTGCCTCCAACAATTTAATCTTGCAAAACCAGAGACACTAGGTCAAACTTCGTTTAGAATATACTAAGAACCACCTAATTCTTACTATGTATCACTCAACTACAAAGAAAAAGAAGAAGAAAAAGAAGGGAGGTAAGAAGCGTGGCAAACATTCCTGTTAATAAAGCATTATATTCAAGAGTAAAATCCGAAGCAAAGCGTAAGTTCAAGGTCTACCCAAGTGCTTATGCTAATGCGTGGCTTGTACGAGAGTACAAAAAACGTGGCGGTACTTATCGTACAGGAGCAAAACGTGGCAAAAAGTAGTGGTGGACTGACCCGTTGGTTCAAAGAGAACTGGGTTGATATAAAAACAGGTAAACCATGTGGCCGTACGAAAGGAGAAAAAAGAGCATATCCAGCGTGTAGACCAAAGAAACGTGTCTCAAGTAAGACACCTAAGACTGTAGGGGAGATGTCAAAAAGTGAGAAAACTAAATTTAAACGTGAAAAAACCAGTAGTAAGAAGATACAATATCAACATAAGCGTAAAACCAAGACGAAAAGCAAGAAAAAATGAGATTAACACCAAAACAACGTAAACAATTAGAAGAACATTCGGTACATCACACCGATAGGCACATGAATTACATGAAACGCAAGATGCGTGATGGTTTCAGCTTCAAAAAAGCTCACGAAATGGCAATGGAGAGGATGGGCAAATGATTACTTATAGAGGTATAAAATTTTCTGGCTACAATAAACCGAAAAGAACTCCTAGTCACCCCAAGAAATCTCATGTTGTATTAGCGAAAGAAGGCGATAAAATAAAGTTAATACGCTATGGTCAACAAGGTGTATCTGGTGCAGGGAAAAACCCCCAAACCGAAAAAGAAAAAGCAAGGCGTAGGTCTTTTAAAGCTCGTCATGCTAAAAATATAGCAAAAGGCAAAATGTCGGCAGCTTTTTGGGCCAATAAAACTAAGTGGTAACTCATGACCTACGCACTCCCAGGATTATTAAAAACAAGTATTACTGCATCATCTTCTGTAGGGGGTGTCGATAGTCCATTCGTTCGTACCAGAGCAGTATTGGACATGGTGAAGGGTTGGGAAATAATGAAAGCTGTAAGTGAAGGAACAGAATATCTTAGAGAAAATAGCGAAGCCTTTCTACCTCTAGAACCTAGAGAAGATTACGATGCTTATCTTGCAAGAGTAAATAGATCAGTATTTAGTCCTTTTACACAAAGATTGATAAGAGCAGCCACAGGTCTTGTATTAAGAAAACCAATAACTTTAACAGGCGATCCATACTGGACAGAAATGTTCAAGATGGATGTCGATGGTTGCAAATCTGATTTAGATGAATACGCAAGAAGATTATTGATGTGTTCATTAACTTATGGTCAAAGTCATATACTTGTAGATTATCCTGCACCTTCTGGTGCAATGAGTTTAGCTGAAGAGCGTCAACAGAATCGTAGACCATATTGGATCGAAATAGATCCTACAAATATTTATGGTTGGAGATTAGATAGAGAATCTAATTATGGAAATTTAACTCAAGTAAGAATAGCTGAAAGAGCAGTATTACCTGATGGTGCTTTTGGTGAAAAGATTTATGAGCAGATGAGAGTTATAGAACCTGGTCGTTACCGTGTTTTTAGGAAAGAAAGAAACAATAGAAGATATGTATGAAGAAGATAGTGGTGCTTATGCTGGCAATATGGCTAGTCCTGCTGGAGAAAAAGACTTTAAATTAGCAGAATCAGGTAGTTTTTCATTAGGTGAAATACCGTTAGTTACTGTTTATTCTGGAAAAGTTGAAAATTTAGTAAGTAAACCACCTTTATTAGACATTGCATATCTCAATCTTGCACATTATCAAAGACAAGCTGATTTGATCCATAGTTTGCACGTTGCATCTCAACCAATGCTGGTAATGGAAGGATATGATGATCAGACAAAAGATTTAGCTATATCTGTAAACTACGCAATGGCTACCCAACCTGGTAACAAAGTTTACTATGTTGAACCAGCTTCTAGTGCATTTGAAGCACAATCTGCTGAAATAAAAGAATTACAAATGCAAATGGCAACATTAGGCATCAGTACATTATCACAACAGAAGTTTGTAGCAGAGTCAGCAGATGCTAGACGCTTGGATCGAGTAGACACAAACTCCATGCTCGCAATGGTATCCATGGAATTAGAGCAAAAACTACAAAAAGCCTTCAATCTCTCTGCCCAATATGTTGGAATCGAGCCACCAGAAGTAAAAATAAGCAGAGACTTTGATATTGAGAGACTAATAGGACAAGATATTACCGCTTTAACGTCATTATTTGATCAACAAGTCATAGATAGAGAAGAATTTAGAGACATTTTGGTACAAGGTGAAGTTTTACCAACAGCAAATGAGGTCAAACCAGAATAATTTGTTACAATGATAGTTAAGTACATATAAATTATGGGCAAACATTTAGACCATGTTCTTCAAGAAGATGGAACATACAAATGGGAACTGGCAGAGATCCCTGCTGTTAAGTCCACTCTAGTAGAAACAGCTAAACCAAAAACAGAAACTAAAAAAGTTTCTAAAAAAAAGTCCTCAAACATCTTATCTGAATAATTCATGGCAATAGAAGAAAAAGTAGTTCAGTCTGAGTCTGTGACTCCTACTGATCAGTCCGTGACTGAAACTCCTTCACAACCAACAGCCCCAAACTTAGATTCTGTAAAAGCAGAATATGAAGCAAAAGTAGCTGCTGCACAAAAAGAAGCTGCTGAAGCACAAGAAAAGTTTCAAGGCATCAAAACTAAACTTGACGATGTTTATAAACAAAAAGAAGAAAAACGTACCAAAGAATTAGAAGAACAAGGGCAATGGAAAACTCTTTGGGAAGAAGCCAATAAAACCGCACAGGATAAAGATCAACAGATCAATACCTTATCTCAACAGCTACAAGAAATGAAGACTTCTAATGAAGTAGCTTCTACTAAAACAACAGCCCTTGCTGCTATTAGTAACCTTGGAGCGATAAACGCAGAACAAACTCTATCTTTATTGCAGGGAAAACTACAAAAGAACGCTGAAGGAAAGGTTGTGGTACTAAATGGTGGTGTAGAACAAGATTTAGGTACTTATCTCACGAGTCTCAAGAATCCTGGTAGTGGATGGGAACATCATTTCAAACCAAGTAGTGCTGCTGGTATGGGTGCAAAGCCTAGTCCTATCTCAAATGTATCAGGTGGAACAGATAATCCTTGGAAGACTGGCAATTTGACTCAACAGCTTATAATGGAGAATGAGAACCCCGAACTCTCAGCCGTGCTGAAGAGGGAGGCTCAAACAAAATAGTTAGTTTCTGTGAAACTAATGCCCTTATCTGTGATTAGGGTATCGCAAACATAAAAAAGGTAAATCTGAATGGCTGCTCCGTTTCAGAATTACTCTGGCGGTGTCCTATTAGCGGATGTCGTTAAGAGAAATAATTTTAGTACTTACGTTTCTGAAGCTATAAAAGAACGTAGTGCTTTTATCAAGTCTGGTGCTGTTACTCGTAATGGACTACTTGATGCAACAGAAGGTGGAACAAGAATCCAAGTTCCAGAATTCAACCCAATCGCTCCAACAGAAGAAATTCTTACTGGTGCTGCAAACTGGGGAACATCTACTGCTGGTTACTTAACACCACAGAAGATTGGTACAGGTACACAGGTTGCAACTATCTGTCATAGAGCATTTGCTTATGCTGTAGATGATGTTGCTATCTTGGCTGCTGGTGAAGATCCAATGGGTCACATCAGAAACCAACTTGCAGATGCAATCAACAAATTAAACAACGCTAGATTGTTCTCACATTTAGCTGGTTTATTTGGAACTGCATTAGCAGCTAACAAGTTGGACGTAGCAAAAGCTGGTGCTAGTGCTACTGAAGTTAACTTTTTAACAGCTTCAACTATTGCAAGAGCAAGAAACTTGCTTGGAGAAAGAGGAGAGGATCTTGATCTTCTAATCGTTCATCCATCTGTTGCTTACTACCTCTATCAGGTTGGTATGTTAACATTCTCTACTTCTGCATTATCAACAGGCACAAACCTCACTTGGGGTGGCGGTGGTGTTGGTATCAGCGATAGAGCCGTTGGTGAATTTGCTGGATGTACAGTTGTTGTTGACTCTGCTGTTAACACAGTTGCACCATCTAGTTCAAGTGGTCATCAAACTGAGTTCTTCTGCTACCTAACATCTTCAGGAACAATCCTCGAAGGTAATCAGCAAGCACTAAGAATTGAAGCTGAAAGAAACATTCTTTCTAAGCAGGATGTTATGTCAGTTGACTACCATAGTGCTTATCACGTTATGGGTACTAAGTGGAATGTTGCTGATGACAACCCAACTAATGCGAACTTAGCAACAGCTAACAAGTGGGCATTAACATATGATGCTGACTTAATTCCATTAGTTCAGTTAACAGTTAACTCACCTCTTGATACTTCAACTTATTAATCGTATTATTAAGTTGCAAAGCAAAGCAGTAAAGAACCTCATCAATTATTGGTGGGGTTTTTTCTTTACGCTACAATAAAACTAAATTACTTTATAGATCGTGGCAGCTACTATAAACGCAACACTATCAAGTGCGAGTGCAAATAGCTATGTTACATTAGCTGAAGCAGACGCATACTTTGAAACTGTCCCAAGTTCTACGCAATGGGATAATAAGCAAGATGACAAAAAGAATCGAGCATTAATAGCAGCAACCAGATGGATTGATAGCTTTGTATTTTATGGAGATAGATGTGATCATGGACAGGCATTAAAGTTTCCTAGAAATAATTATCAGGTAGATGATGTAGAACTAGCTTGTTCTGCAATTCCAAATAATATTAAATACGCACAATATGAATTAGCGAGAGCATTAGCAAATGATACCGATGCAATGACAGGAAATGTAGGAACAAATGGAAATATTGCAGAAGCAAAGTTAGGAGATTTAGCTGTTAAATATAATGTTGCAAGTCAGGGAACTGGTTCTGTTAATAATATTATGGATGTTTACCCTTGGTTACAAAGTTATCTTGGAGCTTATATGATTGGTGGAGCAGGAACTTTCCAAATGAGAGCAGTCCGAGGATAATATGTCATTTGTAGACGATACCTTTAAAACTTTACCAGCACAGTTACTAAACCAGTTCGGCATAGACGTAACTTACATAAAAGCTGCAACAACCCAAACCTACAACGCAACAACAGGTGTAGTAGGTGGATCGGACACAAACGTATCTATGAAAGCATTGATAACCAGCGTCACAGCCACAGAATTTCAATCAACATCCCAGACAACAGACGTACAAATAATATTTGGTAACGCAGAGCTAGGAGACTACTTCCCAAACAGTAGAGATCGCATACAATATACAGAGGCAGGAGCAACTAAAGTGGCAAGAATAGTAGACGTAAAAACATCCAGAGGCGACCAACCAATCCTCCACACAGTATTGGGGCGACCACAATAATGCCTATAAACGAAATCCCAAAACTAATTGAAAAAATAAAAGCTGTATCTTATGCAGTTGCTTTTACTGCTCCTGCTCGTTCATCCGAAAAAGTAATAAGCTCCATGCAGGAAGCTGGACCAGTATGGACAGGTCGATTTGCTAATTCTTGGATTATACAGAACCAACAACTTGGTGTTTTAGCCGATGGAACACAACAAGCTGGATTACCTTCTCCAATAAAGTTTAAGATAAAGCCCAATAGAAGTGCAGTCAAAAGAGCTTTAGTTTCAGGTAAATCTGTTTTTTCTATAACAAATATGGTTGATTATGCGAGTCAAGCAGCAGATTTAGCAGATTTTATTCCTGCACCTACAGGTTTTGAACCCGATAATGTAATAAGAGGTACTAGAGAAACCAAAAGAGGAATACCTGAATCAGCAGTAAGTAGTGACGGTCCAGACAGAGCAACTGCTCCTTTAGATTGGTTTTCAGACTATGCTCAAAAAGGCGGTAGGATGCAAAAAGAAGTAGAAACTACGTTTAGAGGAGTATTTGAAGGACTAAAATGAATTATCAAACTGTACGAACCGCCATTGAAACACCTTTTCAGACTGATTATGGAGCGTTAAGTCCTGCAATTCCAGTATTTTTTGATAATTTTTATAATGTTTTATCAGACAGCGTAGATGAATTTATTCATATAAATATAAAGTTTGGACTAACAACTGAAACTGCTCTTACTTCATCTCATAATAATATAAGGGGAATAATAATTGTAAGAGTATGCACTGAAAAGAATAAAGGACCAGCTAGAAACCAAACCCTTGCGGGAACAGCGTTTACAACATTATCTACTCTAGACAACACAGCCAAAGCAACAAGTGGAGTCTATGTACGCACAGGTCAAATTGATGGACCGAGTTTCACATCAGTAGAAGGTGGACAGGAATCCAGGAAAGGACTATACCCTTTCTTTGTGTCAAGAATAGAAACAAATTTTCAAGCTCAGTTAACTCCTTGAATCTTTTCATCAATTTACGCTATCCTATAGACATATCGGGTAGTACCCGTATGTTCAAACCTTAGAATCATTTATCATGGCTACAGTTCTATCGGGTACTTCGGGAGCGTTATACTATTCTCCTGCTGGTACAAGCGTAACAACTCTTGCAGCTACAGCTTTTCCTTCATCAGGAGGAAACATTACTGTAGGATCTCAGTTGGGTTACAAAGTTAACGATACAGTAACACTTGCATATCCATCAGGAGCAACATTAACTAACTGTATTGCAGCAGGAGATCATTTTGTAAAAACTTACGATGCTTCAACTGGTGTTATGACACTTTCTGCAACAGCAGGAGGAGCAGCATTAACAGCTTCAGCAGCACCTACTTTTACAGCAGGAACTTTTGCAAGCATTACATTTACTACACCATTAGTTGTTGGATCTGTAAGAGAATGGAGTTTTGAAATAACCAGAGCAGAAATTGACGTAACAAGTATCGGTCAAACTGTTACTCAGACTGCACCGTTTAGAACCTTCATCTCAGGTTTTGCTGATGGTAGTGGCTCTGCTAGTGTTTATTCAACGGATGATGATACACTTCTATCCAGTAGAATGGTTGAAGATGTTATCCAACGTCAGCAAGCTGGTGCAAAGGTAAGATTGTACATTGATCGTCAGATGAGTGGTGCTAACGTAGATCAAAACGCAAGTAGATCAATTCTGGCAGACATTATTCTTACTTCTGCAAGTTTCAACGTAAACCCAGATGACGGACAGGTTGTAGAAATAGCGTTCAGACCTAGTGCTGCTCCTACATTCGATCTATCTAAATCTGCATAATACTATATTAGTAGTTATCAATTATTATGAACCTCGGTCAATCCGAGGTTTTTTATTGCATAATGAAGTACACTAATAGAAAAGTACATGAAACTTATGGCGACATTGAACGCTCTCGACAGACTTAAAAAAGCTGCAAATCTCGAACCAATCAAAAAACAAGTAACTCTATCCGATGGTTCGACTTTCGAGATGTTTGTAACACCATTAACAATGGCAGAGCGAGAAAGAGCCCAAAAACAGGCTAGAGGCGATGACTCAAATGCTTTCGCTTTACAATTATTAATAAACAAAGCATTAGATGCAAACGGAACGAAGCTATTTAATCCAGGAGAAATAGACGTTCTTAAAAATGAAGTTAAGGACAGTGACCTACAATCTCTTATGCTCGCAGTTATAAATGCAGAGGAGGAAGAAGTAATAGACCCAAAATCTTAGCCAGCCAGTTAAAAAGAGATAACTGGATGATGCTTAAGTTCGCAGTAGCCAAAGAACTAGGTAAAACGCTCTACGAGATTGGAGAAATGACAGAGCAGGAACTTATTGGCTGGAGTGCTTACTTCCAAGTAGTAAATGAAGAGCAAGAAAAAGAGTTTAATAAAATTAAACGTAGAAGATAGTGCTAATCAGTTTATTTAATGTAAAATAAAGTAAATAATATTTTTGGATTGTGGCATATAAAGCCGAGATAGATGTAAAAGTACGGAATCTTGGCTCGATTAGTCAATTAGAAAAGAAGTTAAGCAGTATAAGTAAAAATGTAAATGCAATAAATAAGAAAAATTTAAAAGGCGGTGCAGGAGGATCTAAAACTACTAAAGATCCATTAAAAGATGAAATAGTTAGTTTAAAACTTCAAAATACAGCTTTATCTAATATAAATAGAGCACAAAGAGCAGCTAACAAACTAAAGAAAATTGGAGTAACTTTAGAAGAAGAAATGGCAGCTTTAAAAAAAGTTGCGAGTAGAAGCATAGATGACAATTTAAGTAAAGACAGAAAAATTATTGAGGAACAAAAGAAGAAAATTCAAAATGCTGAAAAATTAATATTAACCACACAAAAACAACAAAAAGCTCAAACCGAAGTAGCAAAAGCAACACAGAAAACTTTAACTGCACAGGAAAGAATAAATGTTTTGCGTCTATCTGGTGGCTTTAATAAAGCAGCAGGAGGAATGGGTGGATTTATTGACAGTCAAAGAAAAGGTGCTGGTCCGAATAATTTACTGGGTTTACCAAGTTCTAAGGACATACAGAATAGAGGAATACAAAGAATACCTACTGCTTCACAATTATCAAGTAGACCAACAGGAGGAATAACTTCCTCCTTTACCGCAACATCAGTTGAAAAAGCTGAATTATTTGAAAAACGAAGAAATGCTGCTATAGCTAGAGGTGTTGAAGAAAATGAAAAGTTAATTGGATCGGAAAGAATTAGAAATAGACAAGCTATAAAAGTAAATAAGGCTATAGACAAGCAGAATAAGTTGTCAGCAACTCAGGCTACAAGATTGAGAAAATTAGGAGATAGTTTTGGAAAATTTGGTCGAAGAATTGAAGACTTTCAGCAGGGATTGACAAGAACTAGGGGATCGGGAGGAAGAATGTTAGCTCTACCTAGTTCCGAAATGTTAGATACAAGAGTGAGAGCAACAGGACAGGGAGGAGGTTTTGGCGGTCAAAGTCGGTTTGCTGGAGGAATCCCAAAAATGGGTTTTATGCAATCTATCGGAGCTACAAAGGGCTTTGACATGGAAAGTGCTTTAATAAGTGGTGCGTTTCCTTTGTTATTCGGTCAAGGTCCAATAGGTGCTGCTGCGGGTGCTTTAGGTGGTGGTGTCGGTGGAATGTTTGGTGGCATGGGTGGTTTTGCAGGAGGTATAGCAGCTACAGCAATAGTTCAACAAATTCAAGGATTTTTGAATGGAATTAGTGAATTAGGTAATGCACTTGGTCCATTCACTCAAAATACACAAGCCGTAACAGATGCCCTTGGATTGCAAGGGTCTGCACAAGAAGCACAGATTAAATTAATAGAACAAGTTGAGGGTAAGACTGCTGCATTTAACGCAGCTACAGCAATCATGGCAAGGCAGATAGGTCGAGGAGGTGTAGATGCTATTGAAAAATTTGCAAATACAGGTAGGTTAATGTCACAAGAATTTGCTAAATTAAATCTTCAATTACAGACTGTAGTAGCTAGAATAATTAATTTTACAAATGAAGTTTTAGGTTTAAGTGAAGCTTTGGAAAGAGGAGAAGCAAGAGATATAGTGGCAGGAGCAGCAGGAACAGGTAATGAAGAAGCCCAAGGATTATTAGATCGTAGGGAAAATCAAGGATTTTTTAGTAAGCTAGATAATGCAATTAATAATACATTTTTTGGTAAAATAGGTCAGGTATTTACCCCTGGAGGTGCTGGATTTGGAGGTCTTGCTAAAGGTCTATCTGGAGTTTCTGGACAGGGAGCAGATGACGAAAGATTATCAAAACAAGAAAAAATATTTGCAGCAGAAGAAAAAACAAGAATACAAGCTGGAGCTACTGTAAACGAAGGGAAGATTACATTAAAACAATTAGAGGAAGAAATAGATTTAAGAGACAGAATAAAGCAAAATGAGCTCTCCATGAAGACTGCTCTTGCTGAAAAGGTGTCTAAAGTTCAACAGGAATTTGATCTTAGAAGAGATACCTTAGACATGACATTAGATCAGTTAACAAAAGAAAGAGATAGAATAAAAGAAAATGCAGAAAAAAGATTTGGAATTAACACAAAAGAACAAGAAAACATTGATATAGCAAATGCAAAGATAGAAGAACAAAAAAATATTATAAAAGGTGTAAATGATGAAAAGCTGAGATCAGTAGAATTAACAGTAAAATTACATGAAGCAACTACTGATATAAGCACAGCCTTTGAAAAAATTGGAGAATCTATTGCTTCTGGTGTTAGTGATAATCTGGTTGCGGCTATTCAAGGAACAAAATCTTTAGGTGATGCCGCAAAATCAATATTGAACGATTTATCTTCAAGTCTAATAAGACTCGGTGTAAACACTATTTTGGGAGGAATACCTGGTTTTGGAGGACTTTTAGGTTTTGCAAGTGGAGGAAATCCACCTGTAGGTAAACCATCATTAGTGGGAGAGAAAGGCCCAGAATTATTCGTACCCAAAAGATCAGGTACAATAATACCTAATGATAAATTAGGTGGAGGAGGTAGTACAAACATCAGCGTAAATGTAGATGCTTCTGGATCGTCTGTTCAAGGTGATGAACAACAAAGTAAAGAACTTGGCAGGGCTATCTCAGCAGCGATACAATCAGAATTATTAAAACAAAGAAGACCTGGAGGTTTATTAAGATAATGGCTACTTTTCCTAGTTATAACCCTGTTTTTTCTGCAAATAAAACTGATATTACTAATACCAGAACAGTTCAGTTTGGTGATGGCTACCAACAAAGATTTACATTTGGTATAAATCAAAAAGCAAAGCAATGGAGTCTTACATTTAATGTTGACAATGAAGATGCAGGAGAAATTGAAACATTTTTAGAAGCAAGAAAAGTTGATGGAGCATCTTTTGATTGGTCTCCTCCAGATTCATCTACTACTTTTAAATGGGTATGTCCTTCTTTTACTAAAGAAGTATTTAGTTTTGATCGAAATAGAATTAATGCAACATTTACACAAGTATTTGAACCCTAATGGCAAATCCTGTATCTGAAACCCAAGCAATAAATCCTGGTTCACTTATAGAGTTGTTTGAACTAACAACAGATGCAGCTTTACATGGATCGGCTACTACATATAGATTTCATGCTGGTACGAATGAAGTTAATAATGGAAATATTATTTGGGATGGGAATACTTATATTGCAATACCAATGGAAGCTGATGGGTTTAAATATGCAAATGGTCAATTACCTCGACCCACTCTAACTATTAGTAATGTTACCAATGTAATTACAGCTATTTTATTAAACGTAAATCAGGTAACTCCTGGAAATGATCTTACTGGTGCGGTAGTAAAAAGAAGAACAACTTTAGCTAGATTTTTAGACTCTGCAAATTTTGATCCTGTAGCCACAACAACTACATCAACTTCAACTATTGCTGATCCTTCTGATGTAGAAACTGTAACTTACACAGTAACAGTAGTGAATGTAGGTGGTTCTAATTATTTTGCTATTAATGGAAGCACGAATCCAGTTCTTACAATGAAACGTGCATCAACTTATATTTTTAATCAGTCAGATGCTACAAATGCAAATCATCCACTAAGAATAAAATCTGATGCTGGAGGAGCACAAACTACAACAGTAAGCGGAACTCCAGGGCAAGCAGGGGCAACAGTAACTTATCAGCCAGCATATCCAACCGCACCAAATGATTTGAGATACTATTGCAGCGTTCATGGTAATGGAATGGGAAATACAATTACAATGAATAACCCAAATACGATCCAACAACAAACAAGTTCAACTTCTACAAGTCAATCAAACCCTTACGGAACACCTGATCCAACAGCAGAATATCCTCAACAAATTTACAAAATAGATAGAAAATCAGCAGAAAATAGAGCCGTTGTTCAATTTGAATTAGCTGCTTCTTTTGATCTGGCAAATATAAGAATCCCTTTAAGAGTATGCACTAAGCAACTATTTCCTTCTATTGGTACGTTTATGCCATGAGTGATTGGAAGGAAGCTGCTCTCAGTCATGCAAAAGTTGAAGATCCGAAAGAATCTGTTGGTCTTTTGTTAAATGTAAAAGGTAAAGAAAGATATTATCCCTGTAATAATTTATCTATGACTTCATATCAATGTTTTGTTCTCGATCCAGTTGATTATGTAAAGGCTGATTCTGTTGGTGAGATTACAGGCATTGTTCATAGTCATCCAGTTACTCCTCCAACTCCGAGTCAGGCAGATTTGATTAGCTGTGAAGATTCTAATTTACCTTGGCATATTGTTAATCCAAAAACAGAAAAGTGGGGTTACTGCGAACCAAGTGGTTATAAAGCTCCATTACTAGGAAGAGAATGGGTTTGGGGTATAACAGATTGTTGGTCATTAGTTATTGATTGGTATAAAGAAGAGAAAGGGATTGAATTATTAGACTATAAAAGACCAGCAAAAGTAGAAGATTTCTTAAATGATCCTGTTTTTGAAAGGTATTTACCTAGCAGGGGTTTTAGATTACTAGATCCAAACGAAGAATTAATAAATGGTGATGTTTTAGCAATGAGTATTTTTGGACAAGGATTAAATCATGTGGCTATTTTCTTAGATGGAGATGTTTTACATCATTTAGCAGATAGACTATCTTGTAGAGAGCCATACTCACCTTGGTTGTTAAAATGTACAGGAGGGCGGTATCGTTATGTTGCGTAAACTAAAATTGTATGGAGAGTTGGCTAAATTTATAGGCCACAAAGAATTTGAAGTGCAAGTACATAATTTACCTCAAGCTGTTAGTTTTTTAGTAAATAATTTTCCAGAAGTTGAAAAGTATATGACTCCTAAACATTATCAAGTAAAAATTGGGAATTACGAGATTAATGAAGATGAATTAGATTATCCAATAGGACAACAGGATATTCATATCGTTCCAGTAATATCAGGTGCAGGTGGTGGATTTAGAAATATTTTATTGGGAGGATTATTAATTGGTGCGTCATTCTTTTTTCCAGGTGCAGGATTATTCGGTACTCAAAGTTTTGGAGGAGCTTTAGCTGCTGGATCTGCGTCAGCGGTACCTTTTGTAGGAGCTACTGGAGTAGCTGGTAGTCTTTTAGGAACAGCTATCGGTACGGGTTTAAGTGCGATTGGTGCTGGAATGGTTTTAAATGGTGTTGGTGAAATGTTATATCCTACCCAACAGGCTTCCTTTGAAGACAATCCACAAATATCATTTAATTTCTCTGGAACGCAAAACACAGCAAGGGCTGGTACTCCAGTTCCGATTGTTTATGGTGAAATATTTACAGGTTCCGTTGTTATTAGTGGCGATGTAGATACAGAAGCGGTACAGGCATGACGGATACAAATAAGTACATAGCAGGAGGAGGTGGAGGTTGCTTTACTGGTGATACTCCTGTTTCTATACCAGGTGGCACTAAATTAATTAAAGAGATTAGTGTTGGTGATATTGTTTGTAGTTTCGATGATAAAGGTACTATTTATCATGCCAAAGTTTTAAAAGTACATGAGCATGAAAAAGAATCTGTTACTAGATATAAAATATGGGGCGGTAAAGAATTAGATGCAACACCAAACCATTGGGTTTTAAATCAATTTAATGCGTTTGTCGGTATTGGCACGTTAAAGACTGATGATTGTTTAGTTGATGAATTTGGTCACTTAAGACCGATTGTTAAACGTACTGAACTTGGAGAACATACTGTCTATAACTTAACTGTTGAAGGACATCATACTTTTATTGCTAATACTATTCGTGTTCATAATGCTGGATTAGGGCCAAGTATTGCTGGTTCTGGTGGAGGAGGTAACAAGGGTGGAGGTGGAAGTCCTCCTACTATTACTCCAGATAATTTACATAGTAAACAGTTTGCTACTTTACTTGATCTTATTTCTGAAGGTGAGATAGAAGGTTTTTCAAGTCCTTCAAAAGAAGGAAGAACTAAAGGCACTACTGCTTATTTCAATGCTGCAAAGAAAGATATTTTCCTAGACGATACTCCTATTTTAGCTTCTACTGCTGATTCAACTAATCCACAGAATGTTGAATTTAATCATCAAAATATAGACTTTGATGTTCGTTTTGGAACGAGTTCTCAAACTAAAATGTCTAAAGTTTCGGGAAGTTCTTCTGTCTTTAATGTGGGAGTAGAAGTACCAAATGGTAATCCTGTAACTAGACAACTTACTAATAATACTGATTTAGATGCTGTAAAAGTTACTGTTACTGTACCTACATTGCAAATTTTAGAAGAGGATGGAGATATAAATGGTTCCCAAGTTACTTTTAATATTCAAATTCAATATAACGGAGGAGGTTTTACTACAGTTCTCTCCGACACTATAAGAGGAAGAACAGCAGATGCTTATAACAGAGAATATAGAATTGCTCTTACTGGTGCTCATCCTGTAGATGTGCGTGTTACAAAAACCTCTGAAAATAGTACCGATAGAATAGCAAGAGATTTAATCTGGCAATCTTTTTCAGAATTAGAAGATGATTCAAGTACTTATCCTGACTGTGCTTACACAAGGTTGCGTTTAGATTCAGAATTTTTTACTAGGATTCCTGCTAGAAAGTTTAGAGTTAGAGGAGTAAAAGTAAGAATCCCAGGTGCAGGAGCTAACTCATCAGGAACTCCAACTGTAGATTTACAAACTGGCAGAATAGTTTATCCAACTGGATATATTTTTAATGGAGTAATGGGTGCTGCTCAATGGACAACTTGCCCTGCTTTAATACTTTTAGATTTAATTACTAATACAAGGTATGGATTAGGTAATCATATTATTGATAGTAATTTAGATTTATTTTCATTTGTAACTGCAAGTAAGTTTTCTAACGAACTTGTTGATGATGGATTTAATGGACAGGAAGCTAGATTTGCTTGCAATATAAATATTCAATCAAGTGTAGAAGCTTTTGATGTCATAAATACTTTATCGGGAATAATGAGATGTATGCCTATTTGGTCTGAAGGGGCATTACTTCTTACTCAAGATAGTCCTAAAGATCCTAGTTACTTATTTACTTTGTCTAATGTTGGCCCCGAAGGATTCAGCTATACAGGTAGCAGCTTAAAAACTAGAAGCACAGTAGTTGCAGTTTCCTATTTTAATATGGAAACTAGAGATTTAGATTATGAAGAAGTAGAAGCAGAGTCAGCTTATAGAAATAAATATGGATTACACGTTAAAAGAGTAAAAGCATTAGGTTGCACAAGTCGAGGTCAAGCTAGAAGATTTGCAAAAGCAATATTATTTACAGAACAAAGAGAAACAGAAGTAGTAACTTTTTCTGCTTCAATGGAATCAGGAATTGTTGTTAGACCTGGAACGATTGTCAGCATTGCCGATCCAGGGAGATCAGGAGTAAGAAGAGGAGGAAGAATTAATACTGCTACGACTACTCAAATAACTGTAGATGATTCAGATTCAACTGATTTATCTGCTGAAAACAACCCTAAATTAAGTGTAATACTACCAAATGGAACAGTTGAAACTAAAAATGTAACTGCAATATCAGGCAAGATAATTACTTTAGATAGTGCTTTAAGTCAGACACCAAATTCTAATAGTGTTTGGTTACTTGAAAACGATACTATTTCTGCTCAGTCTTTCCGAGTTATATCTGTCGAAGAAGTCGATGGTATTAATTATGGAATAACAGCACTAGCTTATGTAAACGAAAAATATGCGTTTATTGAAGATAATCAGCCAATTCCAGTTCAAAAAATTACAACTTTAAATCTTCTTAAGCCTCCTCCTAGTGGATTGTCAGCTAATGAAGTGATAGTTCTTATTAATAACCAGCCTGTATCTAAATTAATCGTTAGATGGCAGCCTGTAACTGGTGTTTCAAACTATTTAGTTAACTATAGATTTAAAGATAATAATGTTGTCTCGACTACAACCAGTAGTCCTGATTTTGAAATTGTTAACTCACAGGTTGGAGCTTATGAAGTATCTGTTCGTAGTTTAAATGCTGCTCTAGAACCTAGTGCTACAGATGCTAGTGATACTTTTAATGCTGTTGGTAAAACTGCTGTTCCTGCTGATGTCACAGGACTAACGGGAGAACCAATAAATGATAAACAAGTACGATTACGCTGGAATTTAGCAACAGATTTAGATGTTACTCATGGTGGCCGTGTTTATGTAAGACACTCTTCAAAGACCGATGGAACGGGATCTTTTTCTAACGCTACTGATTTAGTAAAAGCATTAGCTGGTAATACAACCTCTGCTGATGTTCCACTTCTTGAAGGAGAGTATATTTTAAAATTTCAAGATGATGGGGGTAGATTTAGTGCTGGTGAAGCAAGTGTAATTTTAGACTTACCCGATACTCTTGATGCAAAATTAATCCAAACAAGAAGAGAAGATTTAGATGTTCCAAAATTTCAAGGAACAAAAACTAATGTTGCTTTTGATGCCCCAACAAATTCTTTAAATCTTACTGGTGTAGGACAATTTGATAGTATTACAGATTTTGATTTAGTTTCATCTCTTGATGATGTAGGAGGTATTGCACCATTAGGTACTTATGAATTTGGTGGAGCACCAGGAAGTACTACTTTAGATTTAGGAGATGTGTATAGTCTTGATTTGAAACGTCATTTCTTAACAGAAGCATTTTATCCTTCAGATTTATTTGATTCAATACCAGATTTAGACGCAAGAGGAGACTTTGAAGGATTAACTGCAACTGAAGTAAACGCAGAAATGCTAGTTCGTGTTACTCAAGATAATCCTAATAGTGGATCTCCTACTTATTCTGGTTTTCAGACTTTTACAAATGGAACTTATAAAGGAAGAGGTTTTCAGTTTAAAGTAAATCTAACAAGTGATGATCCAGCACAGGATATTAGAGTTTTCCAACTAGGTTATACAGCTTCTATGCAAAGAAGAACAGAACAGAGTCTTGCAACTACAGCAAGTGGAGCATCAGCAAAAGCAGTCACGTTCCAAAGCCCCTTCTTTACTGGAACATCTGGTCTTGGTGGTGTAAATAGTAGCTTACCTTCTGTCGGTATTACTGCACAAAATATGCAGTCTGGAGACTTTTTTGAAATATCAAGTGTTTCTGGAACGGGTTTTAGTGTTCACTTTAAAAATTCTTCAAATGCTTCAGTTGATAGAAATTTCACGTATCAGGCTGTCGGATTTGGTAAAGCAAGTTAGAATAAGATCAATATTTGTTTTTTAGATGGCTAGACCAGGTTCGACCACCAGCGAAACGGGTAATAATTACAATACCGCCAATGGAACGGGTGCGGCAGTTCGTACGAAATTAAATGAAATATTTACAGCATTAAGAACATTAAGTTCTGGAAGTAGCGACCCATCAGGAGCAGCAAATATAGCTCAGTTTCAACCTCATATAAATACATCCACTAATGAATTAAAAATAGCAACAGCAGTCTCAGGTGATACTGCAACTTATGTTGTTTTAGGAAAAATAAACGAAGCAAACTTTGGTCATGCAGCATTATCAGGGTCTACATTTACAGGAAAAGTAATTCATAACTATACGTCTAGTTTAACGATACCTTCTGGTACGACAGCCCAGAGAGATGGTAGTGCTGCTGTTGGTATGTTTAGACATAACTCAACATTAAATCAGTTTGAAGGCTATAACAATGGTGCTTGGGGTGCTATTGGTGGAGGTGCTGGAGCTACTGGAGGAGGAACTGATGAAGTGTTCTTTGAATCAGATACTAACGTAACAACAAACTATACAATTACTTCTGGAAAAAATGCACATACAGTAAGCCCTGTTATAAATAGTGGAGTTACTGTGACTGTGCCTTCTGGCAGTTTATTTGTTATTCTTTAATTATGAGCTTAGAACTTTCTGGAACAACTGGTGTTAAAGGTGTAGCTGGATCAGTTTCCGCACCAAGTGTCGTTGGAGATGACACAAATACAGGAATAAGCTTCCCTTCTGCTGACACTATCAAGTTTTCAACTGGTGGTGTTGAAAGAATGTCGATTACAAATAGTGGTTTAACAGGAGATGGTTCGGGACTAACAGGAATAGGTGGTGGCAAAATTCTTCAAGTAGTGCAAACACAAATACTTACATCAAGTAGTACTGCAAGTCAAAGTTTTGCTGACACAGCATTGGTAAGAACAATAACACCTTCTTCATCTTCTAACAAAATACTTTGTATGGTTGATATGAAAATGAGTGGAAGTGGAGAAAGTTTTTTAAAACTAGTAAGATTTGTGGGCGGAACAGGTTATAACATTGCGTATAGTACTGTAAATACAACATATACAGCCAATCAAGGATTTTCTTCGACTTATCATACGACCAGTTATGGTAATTATTATGACTTTCGTTCAGTAACAGTTAGCACTTTAGATACAGCAGTATCAGCAGCAGAACATAGTTATAGAGTTCAATGGAGAGCACAACAAGGAACTGTCTATATGAATAGAACAGCATATCACACAGGTACACTTAATTATTCTGGTAGTGGCTGTTCAACTATTACTCTTATGGAGGTAGCAGCATAATGGCAATTTATGACCATGAAGCTATTTATAAGGCTTATCCAGAAGTTAAAAGTATTCAAGATGATGTAGGTGCTTTTAAAGATGATGGGGTTACTCAGGTAACTCTAGTTCAATCTGATATAGACGCTGCAAGAACCACACTAAATACTGAAGCAGCAGCTATTGCATATCAATCTACAAGACAACCTCTTTATCCATCTTTGGGAGACTTTGCAGATGCTATGTACTGGAATAGTAAGGGAGATTCAAGTAAACTAGAAGCATACTATACAGCTTGTGAAAAAGTTAAAACCGACAATCCCAAGCCTAGTTAATTATGGCAAGTATTAAACTAAAACACGCATCAGGTAACGGCACTATTTTAAATAGTCCAGCGGCTAATCCTACCAATGATGTAACTTTAAAATTACCATCTACAAGTGGATCGGCTGGTCAAGTTTTAAAAGTAGCAAGTGCAAACCATAGTGCAACAAATGCAGAACTTGAATTTGGTGCGGATGTAGGAGGAAAGTTATTACAAGTTGTTAGCCATCAACTTCCTTCAACTTTTACAAGCACTTCAACAAGTCATACAGATGTAACTGGGTACAGCAAAGCTATCACACCAACGGCTGCAAGCAGTAAAATAAAAGTTACTTTTAGTTTTGATACTGATATTGATAATACAACAAATAACACTAGTGTCGGAATTTTTATTGTTGCTAGACAAATTGCAAGTGGTTCATTTTCTGATATTGCTGGAATAATACTTGGAGCAAATAGTGTTGGCCAAGGAAATTATTATACTAGTAGTGCGGTTATTTATCTTGATTCGCCATCATATACTCTTGGCAATGCTATAACTTACAAAATGCATGTACAACTTCTTTCTTCTGGAGCTACTATTAGTGTTAGCAATAGTAATTACCCAAGAACATCAACTATAACTTTAGAGGAAATTGCAGCATGATTTATACAAAAACAAAAGCATTAGTTAGTTTAAAACCTAATAAACAATTTACTTGGAGTGGTGAAGAATACTCTGGCTTAACATGGCTTGAAAGCGAAACAAAACCAACCGAATCTGAAATAGATGCTGAAGTAACAAGGTTAACTAATGCAGAAGGAATGAGATTATTAAGAGTAGAAAGAGATAAATTATTAGCTGCTACAGATTGGCGAGCTAGTTCTGATTTAACACTTGCAGATGCTTGGAAAACATATCGTCAAAGTTTGCGTGATCTACCAGCCAGTTCATCGCCAGCACTTGATTCAAGTGGTAATTTAGATATGTCATCTGTTACTTTCCCTACTGTACCTAGTTAATTATGTCAGAGATCAAGGTAAATTCGATAAAAGGGGTAGGAGCTAGTGCTGCTGCCATTACTGTCAACAATTCTGATGGAACGTGTACTGCCAACATTACCAATAACCTAAGTAATCGTAATTTAATAATTAACGGAGCTATGCAAGTGGCTCAACGTGGTACGTCAACTACATCTTCTGGCTATAATACTGTTGATAGATTTAAATATACTTCCGGAAATACAGGAAATACAGTAACACAAGCACAAGTTGATGTTGCAAGTGGAACTACTCCTTATACTTTAGGTTTTAGAAAAGCTTTAAAAATAAGTATGTCTGGAGCAGGTACAATAAATAATAATAGTTATATTGATAGTTTTCAAAAGATAGAAGCTCAAAATGTGGCAACTTCTGGTTGGAATTATCTTTCTTCTTCTAGTAATATTACAGTTTCTTTTTGGGTAAAAGTTAGTACAAATCAAACTTTCTATGTAAGATTATATGCAGATGATACTGGTAGTAAAACTTATTGCTTTAGTTATACAGCATCAGGAAATAATACTTGGACAAAAATAACAAAAACGATTCCTGGAAATGCTAATTTACTTTTCAATACTGATAATGGAGAAGGATTAAGAGTTCAATTTTATATGTTTTACGGAACAGATTATACTGGAAGTCGTAATTTAGATGTTTGGGAAACCGCAGGTAGTTCACATACTCCCGACCAAGCAACTACATGGTACACGGCAGGAGCAAGTACTTGGGAAATGACAGGATTACAGGTTGAAGTTTCAGATCATGCGACCTCGTTTGAGCATAGGTCATTTGCTCAAGAGCTTGCTTTATGTCAGAGGTATTATCAAAAATTCGTAGATGCTGTTACAGGTGCTAATAAAGTAGCAATCGGATGTCAATATACTAGCTCACAACTTTATGGATTTATAAGATTTTTTTGTGAAATGAGAGCAGCACCTACTATAGATCAAGGTAGTGCTTCTGGTAATAATTATGCAGCTTTTTCAGCAGCTTATCCTAATGGTGTTGATTTTAATAGCTTTAATGGATTCACAGGAGAAAATACTAGAGGTACAGGAATATATGTAAATAGTGTATCAGGCACAGCAGGGCAATCCGTAATTATTGATGTAAAAAATAGTACAGGCGGCTACATAGCTGCATCTTCGGAGCTTTAAACTATGGCATATCCAACAGACCCAATTTACAAATTTATTACTGACCCATTAAGAGGGGTAGTAAATGGTGTAAAAACAGAAACTTCTTCACAGGTTAAACTTATTCCAATAGACGAAGGAAACACCGACTACCAAGAGTACCTCGAATGGGCAAAGACTAATACAGCCGAAGCTGCTGATTAATTAACCTTATCTTGCATCTGCCTTGTCATTATCCCCATCGTGACGTAGAGAGGTGCTAATGCACAGATTCCAGCGAAGGTTATAATAGTGACAGGCATTAATGCTTTTAAAAATGCTTCTTTTATCATGTTTCAAAAAATAGCTAACATTCTTAGTATAGTTTCCTTTGTTTTGGTGTCATCTGTCATCGGTGGAAGCTACTTTGGTTATAAATATGTAACATCAGAACAGTTTAAAACAAAATTAATGAACGAAGTCTTAGGTAATGTACAAGGACTTATGCCAAAGATGTTAGACCAAGGATTACCTGATATGACAGGCCCATCTCTACCCACAACAAAACTTCCTAAGTTCTAATGAATTGTTATTGGTGCAATACAGAATTAATAATAGGTGGTGACATTGATATCGAAGATGGCATGAATGGTTATCCCGAATTTTCAATAATGACCAACTTATCCTGTCCTAAATGTTTTTCGGAAGTAGAAATATTAAAGAAACGAGATGCTTTTGATTGATGGTATTTGGATTTTTAAAAAAATTAGTTAAATATTACATAGATAAATTAATTAATTGGTTAAGAATGAAAAGATTTAACTTAGAACTAGATAATGACATAAAAAAATATCACGAAAAATTAGATAAAAAAGTAAAAAAACCTAAGATTGTAGAAACTGGTAAATTTGGAGAAGATGGCTGGTTTATTTCTATAGGAGATGTAGAAGATGGAGATACCTGAGATTATAATTCCAGAGATTCCAACTGTTAATCATTATATTTATACTCCTTTACCCGTATTAAACGTACCTTTACCTAATATTGATCTACCAGGCTGCGTAAAGACGCATAGAGATGCTTCGGTTACAAACACACAGATAATAGAAGATGATGTTAATGGAGCGTTTTATAGCTGCCCAGAAGGAAAAATACCTTCTTTCGTTCCAATAAATTATGACCGAAAAAGGATAGAGCTTGTAGAGCAAAAGCAAGAACAACCAATAACAACACCTGATATCCCAGAATCTAAAACACCTGAAATACCCAAGACACCTGAAAAGAAAGAAGAAATAAAGTTAGAACCCTGTCCTGGTAAATCGAATCAAGAGGTTGGAGACTTTCGTAACGAAAAACGATTGGAACGTGTCATCGGACATAAAAGAGGCGATGATTTAATTGAGTGTATAACGCTTTATGAAAACGTCCCATTTAAAGATCAGTACATTCCAGAAGTTTCTACTCTTGTATCTACTGCTGTTATCGGCTTGGTCGCTGCCAGTAGTCCATTACTTCTTAACGCAGTCAAACCTTTAGTAAAACAAATAGTAAAAAAGCTCACAAAAAAGAAAGATAAGGTAGAATAAAAAAACCCTGTTTATTTTGGCGAAGAATAGGGTGTCTAGGTAGGCAAGTTAATACCCGTGCTTGCCTACTGCAAAATTCTGTGTATAATATTTATAAGCGATAGGCCCTTCATCGAGCTGTGAGAGCAGCCAACGCCCTGGGGGAAAGACCTATTGCTTATTTTATTTTGTGAGTATGTGGTAATACCTGATTAGCCTTTGGTACTAAATAAATATCTTTACAAACATCAAAAAATGGGCTGGATTTAGCAATCATAATACCTTCTTGTTTTAGCTTTCCACATTCACGAATCCGAGCAATCTGCCAATCTAATCGTTTATTTTCCAGTACTTGTTTTTGTATATTAATCTGTGTATCTGCTGCACTTTTACATTGATTTTGTAATCCTCTATCTAATGGAATACTAAAAGATGCAGAGATACCAAAGTTGGCAGCATAACTATCCTTATTCGTTCCAGAATAATTCTGTTGATAGTAAAGAATATTCCCTGGGTTATCTGGTACGCCATCATCATTAGCATCTGTTGGATCGTACACAGGAGTTTCATAAAAATCCCGATAAGGTTTTTGATAGTTCGCTCCAAAAGTTGAGAACGGACTAATTGTTAATGTCGGCCCTTGGCAAACTATGTTTCCACCATATTGATTAGTTGTCATATTTCCTGTTAAGGATTGTATAGCCATATTCGTAACCGAGCCATTATTTGACTGACTTACTGCATTAGCTAAGACCTGTGCAGGAGATAGCAGTATTACTGAGAGAAGACTGAGGTACTTGTGACGACTGAAGTTGATTCTATATTTCTTTGTATTACTGTTACGTTTGAAACCCCACCTGGGCCACGATAGGTTTCTGTATATTGAAATGCGTTGCCAGAACTGGGACTTGCTAGGTTGAACACTGGTTTGTTTCCGTTTGATAAATCTAAACCTGTCCATGTATAACTCTGTCCATTTACTGTCCCATCAACATTCGTTGTATTTGGAGCGACTGATCCATTGGTTGTGACTCCCAATCCAGTAACAGAATACTCATAAGAATTACCATGATAATCTGTAGAAGTGATAGTCTCATTGATTGAAGTGGTTGTATTCGTGGTGCTACTGAGTGTTCCCGTAGTGAAATTTGGGACAACTGGCTGTGATTTAACAGGTACAACATATAGCAAAAGCAACAATAAGAGTTTTTTCATAGATCATCTTATAGTTAGCTCCGTTACGAATTGACCTGTAACTGTAGAACCTGCTCCACCTTCATGTAATCCTGTAATTCCATGACCAGATGTAATAGCCCCTGCAAAGCCATCACCAGTTCCATTCGCTGTAGAAATTACGCTACCAAAATTAGGAACTGTTCCAGCCGTAATATTTGAATTGCTACTTGGAATAGTATCAGCAGCAGTATAAGATTCTGATAAAGACCATGTATCTGCACAAGCTGCTGGTGTAGCTCCACAACCATTTATTGAATAATTTCCAGCAGTTAAACTGACAGTATTATTGCTGACAGTAAGTCCTCCAATCTGATCATTAGTATTACTTGTCCCGATATTGCTTCCAGAAGCACTATATGACGCACCAATTCTTGTACCTTGGGTCATGGCAGCATCAACTTTAACGCTAACGCTTGATGTAAATTTACTTGTTATATCAGCATAAGCTGGTGCTGACAGTAAAAACAAGAATGGAAGAAGTTTTTTCATTTTTTTGGATCAACTACTTTAGTACCAATAATTTTTATAGGTGTTTCTATTCTAACTGTTTGATAACCACCCGACTGTTGTGCTAGTAACGCTTCAACTTCTTTCTTGTTTAGTGGTTTTTCATCAGGTTTAAACGTACCATCACCTCTTTTCTTCGCACCCTCCAAACCGAAGCTGGCTAGGGCTCCCGTCAGAAGCGATGCAGGAAAAGTTATATCCTTTGGCTCGTTTGTATAACCTGGGATAGAGATGTAGTTTAGGCTGACGATAAAACCAGACCACCCGACTACAACAAGTCTTACTACAACTGAGATAAAGGCAAGTTGCTCCTCTTTATCCTCAATAGTTTCTTTGAGTTTTTTGAGTGGGCCTTTTTTGACTTCTTCTGTCATAACTAGGATTTATTAGTCATACTAGACATAATTAGGAATTTAAGCAAATGACAGAAGTACAGGCAGCTTTACTAGGAGCAGGAGCTACCGCATTTGTTATGGTTTTGTCAAACATGAGTAATCGTAGAGAACGTACCATAATAGATATTTACAACAGATTAAACCAGTTATCGCAAGCGGTTAGCAGATTAGAAGGCCAAAACCGATAATCTTTGGTATGTTTGGGATAGATAACATACACAAATGCTAAAGTTTTTAAAGCCTCTGTTACTAAAATTTCTCTCTACGTCAGCTTGCAAGCAGTTAGTTGTGGATTTGTTACGAGCCATTTGCAAGCAAACCTCTAATGATCTTGATGATCAAGCAGTAGATTTTTTAGAACAACAGTTATTCCCAGGTAGACCTGTATCATCTTTACCACGATGAAAGACGATGGGTTTATGAAAATGATTGGTAGTAAACTGCCTCCCGAAACAGAATTGGCAGTCGAAATGAGATGCAGAGAAGTTTGGGCTTGCGAAGATATAGAACAAATAAAAGCCTTTTGTATTGATCTAATGAAAAATCATGCAAGGGCTGAAGCTGTGCTATCTACTGCAATGATGCGTGTAATAGAACTAGAGTCAAGATTATCTGCTATAAAAACACCTACACGAAAACATACAGGAGTACATAGAGTCATATGGTGGATCGAGCAACTTCAACTGCATTGGAAATATAGAACAGTAACAAAAAAGTACACTAAGTAGCTAAGAAATTGCTCTTACTAACGTGTGTTGTGCGTGTTCACTTGATTTACTATCGTTCCAGAGAATCTGATAATAATAAGTTGCTGTACCTTTCCTATTTTCTTTAAGTAAAACTTCTTTTACCATCCCGTATCTTTTTACAAAATCTTCGGTCCCAGAAAATATAGTTTTTCGTGTAACTCTGTCACCAACTTCAAATCGTTGGCCTACTAAATACTTTTGTGTCACTTATTTGCACTGGGTTTACGACCATCAATTCTCCTTTGAACCGATTCTCGCCACATCAATTCGTCTTTAGCTTCAGCAATTTTATATTCAGAACTAGGAAATTCACGTTCCAAAGCTTCATAAGCTACCTCTCTAACCCAGGCAGTACCTTTTATACCTTTCTTTTCGGCTGACTTTTCGATAAGTTCAGCTCTATTTGGGTCGATTAGAACCTGATAATAACTTTTGTTTCCGTGTCTTAGAGCCATTTACAATGTTGTTCTTGTACTACTCTACCACCAAAAAGGCAAATCGGCTTTATCAAGTTGCTTTTCCACATACTTTTTTCTGGCATCTCGCCTATTTTTAGACTTACCAGTACGGACTTCTCTGGCTCGTTTTAAAAAGTCAATAATACTAGCTATATCTTTAGTAGTTGCCTTCGGAATCTCTTTGTAGAGATCCTTCATCAGGTCTACTCTTATATTCTTCTGCATAAGCTACAGGCATTACATCAATAAGTGTTTTGTAGTATTGTACTCCAAGCTGTTTATTGTGCTTGGAGATATACCATCCGTTTTCATTTTTACAAATACCAATCATTGTTTTTTAGTCCAGTGTTTGATTAAGGTTTTCAATTCTAAGATGCGTTTTTGGGCTGCATCTATACGGTCTTGTCTGGTCAATGAACCTCACTCCATTTATCGCCAATAGATACTTCAGCTAGTGCAGGGATCTCACCTAACCATTTTGCTTCAGCTTTTTCCATTGTAGTTTTAAGAATTTGAGCCCACTCATCTGCAATATCTTCCTTAACTAAAAGAAGCAATTCATCGTGAACGGCTGCTGCAATCCTTACTTTATCCTCACCAGCTTCCTTAACCTGTGTCCATAAATTACCCAACGCACATTTAAGTATCGCTGCACCAGCACCTTGTATGGGTGTGTTACATCTGACAGTTACACGGTTAAGATCACCTTTAAGAAACCTACGCATATTAGAAACAGGAATCCTAGTCTCAGGCCACTCATCTCCCTCTGTGGAACGTACCAGATAATTCATCTCCTGTTGCCAACTTTTGATACCACTGTATGTATTGAGCCAGTTGTCTCGAACCTTGGCAGCTTCATCTGATGACATAATCACACCACTACTACCAGCGTAGTTACGCAAACCTTCTGCTCCTGCACCATACAACAGACCAAAGTTTGCTGACTTGGCTATTTGTCTATCGCAACCCATCTGCTGTGCGGTGTAATCATGTAAATCATCACCACGTTTAAAGGCAGCAATCATATTTTTATCATTAGCCAGTGCAGCAGCCAACCGTAATTCCATCTGTGAAAAGTCAGCATCAACTATTTTCCAACCTTCAGGAGCTTGTACACATTGTCTAAACTCAGAATCTCTAGGAATCTGCTGATTATTAGGCTTGATACTGGACATTCTTCCTGTATCTGCACCCAACTGCATATATGAAGCTCTTACATATCCATCAGTGGACATTTTATCTAAGATACTCTCAATCATTTGTCTACGCTTTTCTCTACGTTTCCAAGTCATAAGTGTTTGGATCGTAGGAGAATCAGCAGCACAACTCTTCAAAGCATCTTTAGCAACGCTAGGCTTACCATCTTTATTCACTGGTGTGTAACCAAGAACTAATTCAAGTTTTTCTAGTAGTTGTTTAGAGCTTTTTATATTGAATCCTGCATACTGTTTAGTACCTAACCTTACTGAACCTTGGTCTTTCGCACGAAGATTAACTGTACCATCTTCATTTCTAGGTAACTTTTTTCCAACTGGTAAGTCATTATCAAGTTCTCTGATAAATTCATTACCCAGTTCTTTAATGTCATCCTCATAATCTGTACGACACTGCTCTAGTTCTTCTCTATTCCAGGGTAGCCCTATCCTCCACATCTGAGCCATAGCTGGAAGTGCCCGACATTCAAGTGCATACGCTTTTTCTAATCTTCCTAGTCTTATCTTCTGATCTAGTACATTGTCTAGCTCAAGTAGTATTTCAATATCTTTGGCAGCATAAGTTAACTGTTCTTTAGATAGTGTTTCTAAACCCCAATTAGATTTCTGTTGTTCTTTAGATACTTCTACATTTAGCTGTCTTTTAGCTAGTGCATCCAGACCGTGTTTAGTCTGTGGAATACCATTGGTAAGTAGTCTGCTGGCGATCATGCTACACCTAACAAAACCATTTATATGTATGCCTTGTTCCTGTAGCCAAGCTATATCAAATACAGCATTGTGAGCTAACCAAAATCTATTGGTACTACTGAAAAATTCTTCTAAATAGTTCCAATCACTTCGCTCTAGTTCAAAGCAATCAATCACCACTATGGTTCGTGATGAATAACAACCCAACTGAATAAGTCTTAGTTTGCCCTCTTCTGGTTGTAGTTGTAAGGTTTCTGTATCAAAAGCCAGACTATGTGCTGTCTGTAATCTTTTTAATTCTTTTATTCCGTAATAAACAGAATATTCTTGTTTAGTAATTGTTGAGGTCATGGAAGAACCTATGAATATGTTTTGTTACTGTAGCACAGTAGTTTAATTAATCCAACTATTTAACTTTTTTTGAAGTATTCGTATGTTTTCTTGTGTACAAATTGCAACATCAAGTCCACAACCAACGGCCTCTAATACTTGACTATGAAAATATTCTTTATCCCAATAATCAACTTCGTTAACTTTTACTGCTCTACCGTGTCCATCGTATTCTGTAAATCGCACGGTAGCTATCGGACTATCTTCAAATTTCGGAACTTGATAAATAACCACATCTATACTCTTTCTATCCATTAATTAATTTTCCCAGAATTTGTTCATTTCCTCTATATACCCAGAGGACTGTGTGTTTAAACCTTCTTCCGTTCCAGTGGAAGAGGTTTCATTAACAATCGGTTTTGTATAAACTCCCTCTTTGTATAAACTATTTTCTTCTTCAGAGGTTTTTACAAAATTAGGGTTTATACCAATCTCTTTGTTATTCAAATCCGTTCCAATAACTACATTATTAGGTTTATACACACCTTCACGGGGTATATCACGCGGGAGAGAAGAAAATAACTTAGGTAACTCTTTTCCAATAGCTTTATAAAATTTAGGTGGTCTACCCCCTTTATTTATATCTTTTGGAACGTCTACTTCTTTAATTAATTTCTGATCCTCTAACTTATTTAAGCTATATATGATGGCTCGTTTCCTATGAGCACCACCCAATGTATCGTGCTCAACCAAATCTTTAACGCAGAATGGCTTATTCTCTTTTCTCATAAAACGCAATATATCCAAAGTATGTTTGTTTGGAGTGTCTACCACAACTTCTTCTGTACGCTCTGGAGCAGGGGTTATAGAGTACGTGTAATCAGGTAGCAGGGTAAATATCATATTCAACCCTTCACGGTCCTCTCTGGACTTCTCAACGCTTACTAGACGACTATTTGCTGTTAATCCCATCTCAGCAGCATCATTCAAAGATAACTTACGCATATTCCAAGTTTCATCTACAGCATTTTTAATTGCAGATGTACCTCTAAACTTACCTTCCTTCGTATTGTGATGAATAATTATGATCGAACAAGCAGGAAAGTCCTGTCCATTACGTCTAACAAGTTTCTTAATAGGTAACGCATACTCTCTTCTATTCTCTTCATAAGGATTACTGTCATTACAGCCATCCAAACTATCAATAATTATCAAATCATAAGCATACTTATTCTGCATCTTCTTAAATCTTGAGTACCACTGCATATCCCACTCAGTAACCACCCTCACATTTTTATCACAACCAATCAACTTCATCTGTCTACGCAATATCCTTTCATTCTGATCTCCATTCAACCAAAGAACCTTACCAACTGGTACGTTAACCAAACCACCATAAACATTAAATGCTTTTCCCTGTCCAATATGTTTACCTATTGTCTGACACATAGCAGTTTTACCAGTACCACCATCAGCATGAACCAACAAAGTCCAAGGTTTAGGCAATAATCCTGGAATCAAGTACTCAAAAGGTGTGTCATCCAACTCATCAGGAGTCAAAGGCTTCTGCCCTTTAGTCCTCTGAAACATTTCATGGGTATCAACTAACCTTTCAATCTCAGCAGCATTACCACGTTTAGCTTCAATAGCTAATTTATGGACCGCTTGGTTATGTAATGCAGGGTTTTCATTCTTAGGATCATTGTCAATCTCGGTATATCTCTGTATCAGATCCTCACCATCCAGTATCTCTTCTTTGTATCTAAGAGGTATAGCCTCTACATCTTCAATTAATTTATCTAAACCAGTAGCTTTAAATCTTTTTCTCTCTGGATCGACTTCATCAGCCAACTCAATCAGGTGAGACATATTGTATCTCGCACCGTCATTCCTCCAAGTCGCATACCATCTAGCAGCACAAGGATCTAAACCATCTTCCCAACAATGTTCATAATCAGGATCTCGCCTACTCCACTCAGTCCACAACTCCAAACCTTCAATTCCAGGCAATTCATTGTTTATCATTGCCCCTATTTCCCACCAATAATCCTCACTATTTGGTCCTTTATACCTGATAACACTCAAGCAGCCACTAACAATAGCAACTCTTTCTTCTTTACTTCTTTTACTCCACCTGTTATCTGTGTACTTAACATCAACATCTTTATTATTCTTCTTGTACTGATCCTTCATACGAGACAGCAACCACTCTGGAGCGTCTGGTACTTCGTACAAACTTCCCTCTAATGTATATTCCCCTTTACCAACTCCTTCTTTATAATACTCACCAGCCACTACACCTTGACCACCCCATAATATTTCCCAGCCTTCATGTCCAGCAGCAGTCTGACTAATAGATGCAACTTCACCTACTAGATCCTCTGGCACTTTAAAAAGAAACTTAGCAGCATTTTTTCTAAGAGAAGTAACCTTTGGAGCGTTTTTAAGATCCTTTCCCCACTTCTTTTCGATAGCACCCAAGTTCTTATCTACGTCAAATATCACAAGACCATCTGATTTCTGTCCTGTGAAAATACCAATCGCCTTAAATTTATCTGGCTCTCTTTCAATCATTAAAGCTGAATCATCAACTGTTAATGCTTGCTTCCACGCTTTACCAAATGGAACTTTCCCATCTGACACTCTATCTGGACTAGCTTCGTTACGTTTTGGTAACAAAACCCCCTGTGCATATATAGGGCAAGTCACCCAGTTAAGAGGAATATCTGGGATGAAATTTTTACTACTCATGTGTTACAATACCTACTGTAGACTATATGTTGAAACCCTGAAGGAACTCCACCCTTTAGGGTTTTCTTATTATATACCATTGACATTGATTTGTCTATGTACTACAATAGTAAGGCAACTCAGGCTTCTATAGCCAACACGCATTATGCCTTTCATCTCAGCTAAAGCTAGAGAAGATGCTACTTCAACAGCTAGCACAAAAGACAATTACTTGAACCCATCAAGTGTTAAAAGCGGACAAAAAGTACGTTTTACATTATTAGCAGAAGAGCCTTTCATGTTCTATGAACTATGGGGCAATGATGTTAACGATCCCCAAAAACGTAAACCATTCCGTTTTAGTGAAGAACCAACTAACGAGGACATTGCAGTTAAACTCGGTGATGATTTTGTTAGATCTCTTACACGAGATGGCAAAGGTCCAGAAGCTTGCAAAATAGCTCAAGCAGTTCCCGTATATAACTACGACATGGAACGTGTACAGGTATTTTCATGGACACAAAAAACAGTTACTCAAGCACTGGATAACATAAGCCAATTAGAGGATTATGAAGATTCAATGACTCAATGTGATTTCTACTTATCCCGTGATGGAGAAGGTACAGACACAAGATACACTGTGCAAGCTGCCCCAAAGAAAAAAGCTATGGCTAAAGCTGTAGACGAAGCATGGGATATAGCCCAAGATGAAGGATTTGATCTATCTCGTCTGATAGATGGCGGTGATCCTTTCAAAGAAGCTGAATAATCGCCATTCATAAGAGTCAAACTATTCGGGCATCATACTTTTTTCCCTACCTCGGGGTTTTAAGTTGAGGTATGTGTAAGTCCCGATAGTCATTGACTCTTTTTTATTTTGCTGTATATTAATTATGGGAACGTGTATTTATTCACCACTTATGGGAACGCTAGACAAACAAAACGCACTAGCCTCTCTAAGAAAGTGGACTCTTATTCAAGATAATAGTGGACCGTACAGAGTCTACCGTGATGGAAATGACAATATATATCACTCAGTTACACACATACTAAAAGAAACCGCAGAACCCCATACAAAAGATGCTCTTGAAAAATGGTTACAAAGACCTGACTCTCCTCTGGAACGTGATATTGCCTGTGAAAGAGGAAGGCTGGCTCACGCTAATGCAGAATTTATCCTCAAACTGGCAGCCAAATTCTCCAGGCAAAACGCAAATAAGCGAGGTATATGGAGAACAGGTGATGATGGATTGGAACGTTGCCCGAAAAAAGTTACGCAATGGGCTCTCCAGAAAGCAGCCGAATCCGCACCTCGTGTTAACTGGAGTGCGTCAGGCTACGCAAGAGGTCTACGATCATTCATATTGGAACGTGTAACGGCCATTCATGCAGTTGAATTCAGTGTTTACAAAGAAGGATTCGGATTTGCTGGTACAGCAGACGCTCTACTGGATATAGATGGAAAAGGGCCATTCATAGTAGATTGGAAAACAGCTAAAGAAGCTAGGTCAGACGACATGATAAACCAATTCTGCCATCAACTTGGAGCGTACAGTTTGGGTCTCAAGAGTCTCACAGGAATACAAGCAAAATACGGGGCAGTTGTAGTAGCTCGCAGAAGCGGAAAACCCCAAATAAAAATCCTCTCAGAATTAGAAATGAGAGGATCAGAAAGTATATTCTTAGATAGAGTGGATCGCTACCACAAACAACTAAAAGAGTTAGCTATCGTCTAGTTTTCTCTGGGCATAGATTAATTTACTCATAAGTACATGAAGATCGGCAATGTCTGTTTTAACAGCTTCCCAATCTCCACACATAACTTCTTCATGTTTATCTCGTGCTAGATCATACAGTTGATCTAACTCTTCGTTAGTGAATGGATCGCAAGTCATTGTGATAATTCCTCAAATCTTCTTTTAGCGTTTTTCTCTGCTACATAACAGAGTTTTTCTTCATTCCAATCTGGATGTGTTTTAGAAAAATGATCATAAGCTTCCTCATAAAAATTTTCTAATAGATTTGTATTTTGTGAGTTACTCATAAGTAATCATGCCATTTAGTGCCAAAGGATGACATCATTTCAAAATCCGTTGGTTCGTAGTCATCATCATCAACAGAAATTTCCTCATCATCTGGATCGGGATATATACCCGAATTTTTTAAATCATTAATTGCATCATCTTCACGTTGGCTATCCAACGCAGATTGATGGTTGTGTAAAAAGGAGTCAGCCATGGGGTAGTTCTCCATTATCTATTGCTTTTTTAGCATCATCTATAGTTCTATAATCAGTTCCCCATATTTCATAATATGGATCGTTATTAAAAACTTTAGCAATGTTGTAATAAGGTTTTTGCTGTAAATCATAAAGTTCATTGATTTCAAAACCTTTGTATTCTTGTTGAATCATACTTTTTTAAACCTCGTAAGTAATTTTGAATATAATTCGATACCTTTAAAATATGAGACAGTATCTCCGTCAGCCAGTGCAGCTTCAGCAGTATCTAACACATTATCTAAAATGGTATCTTTGTTATCTTTAATCTTTTTATCTGGATCGGGTTTAGCCTGTTGCCATTTGTATAGATTAAAGGAATCTTGATAATATCTATAAGCCGTAGAAGTAGGAATCTCAAAATCTTCAGAAAGTATATCAGTAATATGTTTACGGGATAGCCTTTCTTTAACATCTTTGGATTCGTTATCTAACAGACACTTATAAACAAAATCTTCAGCTTCTTCTTTAGTCATACTCATTTATAGACCTATAACAATAGAGCTTTATTCGAGTAATAACCTCTTCCATAGTGAAACCACGTTGTATTGTGTCATCACCGAAAGCTAGATCAGAAATCTCTTCAATAAAAGTGTGTCTTTTATCTGGATCGCTCCACGCACTGTCCAGTGGAAACTCTGGATGTTTTTGTTGGTATTTCATTACAGATAACCAACCCCTTCTTCACCTTCTAATTCGTAGAGCCACGATATACTGAGATACTTTCCATTGCTGTAAGATTCTTCATCCTTACATTCATATCTGGAACGTAACTCATTGACTATTGGTTCGGGAGCACACCAAGCAGTGTTAAAAGTAAACTCAATAAAATCTGAATCGACTTCATTAAATTCAACTTCATTTATATCCCACTTAGTTCCCCAGTTTTCAGTTCGCCAATCGTACCATCTATCGTCCTGTCTACCAGTTGATGCAAACGTACAAGAACTATAAGGCTTCTCTGGATCGGGTGGCACTGGTAGTTCTCCAATATCTCCTCTAGGATCAGAAAACGCATAGGCTTGTGCGTATTTTTTAGTTAAAGGAGTAGTTTCCCAGTGTGGTTCGGGTATCAAAGCGTTGAAAGGATTTTCAGCCTCAAATAGTGCTTTAATTTCTTTTATTTTTTCAGAATCGTCACCCCTGACTCTAACTCTGTTGTATGTCCAATTTGGCATAATTTAACCTCATTAATTAATTGTGGATTAGTGAACACTTTTATTATAGTATTACTTTAGTAAATTATCAATTATTATTCTCAGTTTTTATTCTCAGTAATAATTCTCAGAATTTTAAAAATCGCCTTTCATACTGGATTGTCTGTCTAATTTGAAAAACCCGAAAAATTGCTTTCATAAGCTAACTTTTTGCCTGACCTGAGAAAATATTTTCTTGATGAAACCCACTGGTATAATACAAAAATTTTGAGGTGCAGTGGACTATATGAAAAAATTTTTCCTGAAATTTTGAGAAAAAAGTTTTCCACAGGACACTGTGAGTTTTCCACACACAGGACACTGTGAGTATAAATACTTAGTTAAAATATTTTCTTAATTATATAAATGTTTGGATTGATTGCAAATGATATATATATAGAGTAATATTTTAGTAATGCTATTTATTAGCAGAATTAAAAACACCCACATTTTAAAAATGCAAAACCAATTAGATTTAATCAATTCTTTAAATAGAAGTTTTAATATTTCTAGTGAAGAATCAAACAAAACAACAGCCGAAAAAATCGGTTATCAAAATAGTTCTAATGAAACTATTTATAAAGGAAGCAAGATTATTACACCTGATCAAACAATAGACGAAATTTGGAAATCAAATAATTTAGATTTTAAAGCTAGAAAATCAAGTGGTTTATTTTACAAAAATCATAATGAAGAACTAATTGAAATAAAAGACTATCAAGCAATTATTAATGATAGTACTGGGCAACTTTTAAATATTCCTAAGAATGAATATACAATCTTACAACTAGATACTATAAAAAAAGTTATTGAATCAGTCAGCGATAAAATAACAATAGAGTCAATAATGAATATAGATTCTAAAAGATTTGTAATCAATACTTGTATTAATGATTGTATTGGGGATGTTTTAAAAGATGATCCAATTAAAAGACGAATTACTTATATTACATCAATGGACTCAAGCGTGGGGTTCACTTTGGCACTTCTGGACTTCAGAATGTTTTGTTTTAACCAAATGGCACAAGTAAAAAATTCTGAAAATTTAAGTTTTAAACATACAAAAAGTATTACAGGTTTAGTGGAACGACTACCGCAGATAATTGATTTTAATAAACATCAATTTAATCAAGATATTCAAGAGTGGCGATACATGGCACAAAAACAAATAACATTAGAACAAGCAAACGAAACTATAAAAGAATTATTTCAAAACGAATGGAAAAATAAAATAGTTGTAACCGATAGAAAATTAAAATTATCAAGACCAAAAACTTATTTGGATTTAGTACAAACCGAAAAAATAAAAAATAATTTTTTAACTGAAATAGATCAAAACGGATGCAATGCTTATAGTTTAAATAATGCAATAAGTTTTTATTATAGTCATCAAGCAGGAAGTAAAAATATTAAAAGTGAAAGTGAAAAAGCAAGAATTAGAACCGAAAATAATTTATATGGTAAAGCAAATGCTATTTTAAATAAATCAAAAGAACTATGTTTAGCAATTTAACAAGCTAACAACAAATAAAACTAGATCAGGAGTTAAAATACCTGATCTTTTTTTATGCAAAATTTGAACGATTTTAAATTTTTTACGGGTGCTACTACGTTATTACAATAGTATCTTAAACAGTGAGACAAAAACGAGACAAAAAGAAATTTTATTAAGTCAGTGACTAGGTTTTTAAATTGGAAATATGAAACAGTTAAGAATCTAATGATTTTAAAATAAGAAAAAAAGTTAAATATTGTAGTAGTTTAATAAAAAAATCTATGTTAAAATGAGTACAGGCTACAAGCCTATTAAAAATCACCCAAATTTTAAAGGAGTTTAAACAATGTCTACTAGATCAAGAATAGGAATTCTCAACCAAGATGGAACGGTTGAAAGTGTTTACTGTCATCAAGACGGATACCCAGAGTACACGGGTTTTATATTAGAAAATTTTTATACTAATGAAAAGTTAGTAAGAAATTTATTAAGTAAGGGAGATTTATCCAATATTGCAACTCCTTATAATTGGAAACAAGAAAAACAAATTAATAAAAATGGTCTTGAAATCTTAAGTGTTTTAACTTATGAGCAAAGAAATCAAACTTTGACATCAGAAAAACATGACGATATTACAGAATTTTTAAAATTTGATTCTGCAGATGAATACAAATATTTATTTGATATTGAGTTTAAAAACTGGTTAGCTTATAAAACAGACAATATTTATAAGACCGTTAAAGTTAATGAATTATTTTTAGATATTCCAAAAACCTCAAGATATTTTGATTTTGATAAGCAAGTAATGAATTTACAGGATTTGTTACTCCAGGAATCTTTTAATCAATTAATGGAAATAGGAGAAAAAATTATGGCAATGGGGTTATAAAAATGTCTAGCTTTATTATTCTTATTTGTACAATTATTTTAATTTACATCTTTTTAAAAAATACTATTAATCACGTTTAAAAATTATGTCACTATCAAGACCACATGAAAATGAAAAAAAGTTTTTTATTCAAACTTTTAAGCACTTCAGTAATTGGAGTCCAAATCTTACTTTAGATGAAACTATTAAATTAACACTTGCAAAACTAGAAAGGGAAAAACAAAATTATCCTAATTATTCATGTCTTAAAGTTTGGCAACATCCAATAGACAAAGAGAATGTTAATTATATTTAATTTTTTTATTGCTTGCCGTATCACACCCCAAACACTTACATTATGAGAAATTCTAAAACCCGAACCCGAGGAGCTGGAGCAATCGACAACCCGAAAGCGTTTTTTGCTATGGTTATTTTTATTCCGTCATTTATTTTTGCGAGCTGGTTTACTGGCTACGATAAGTTTATGAAAGATTGCACATTAAACAACACCCCGAAACACTGCACAAATCAGTTCAGGAATTAATTTTATTTTTCCGCAGCCTCTACCCCGCCCCGCAAATTGTGGGGTTTTTTATTTTCTATTTTTCCGCACTGGCTACCATGTTTTTTATTTTTTTTTTATTCCATGCGATCCACTGCACAAAAAACCACACGGGGCAGTGTAGCAAAAAATTTTTTTATATCGTTAACACCA